TGGTTATACCAATTGCCGATTGTATTCGCGGCGTTAGAATAAGCATTTCCTTGAGCGATAGAAGCAGCGCCTCGGGCGTTTCCTAAACTGGTTTGAATATTACCGATATTATTTGCGGACTGTTGTCCGAGTGTCGCGGTATTCGTTGCCGCTGTCTGCCCTGTTCCAGATAATCCGGCAAGTCGGTTGTAAGTAGTGTCTTGATCATTCACAAAACGGTTACGAGAGTCGGCAGCTTTAGTGCCGATGTAATCTGTAACGTACTTTGTTAAATCTTTTAACGTACCTCCAGAATTAGCCATACCAGTAGCATTCGCCATTCTGTTAATCGCTTTAGTGCCTTCATTCAATCCAAATTGAAGCCCTAATTGAGTAACGGGATCGTTATTAAAATCATTAACACTGAATTTGTTATTTAGAGACCCATAAGCAGGATCATTCGGGTTTCCAGTCTGTTGCTGTGAATTAAAAATTTGCTGTGCTTGTGCGTCAACATTTTGACTTGGCGCAACTTGCCCATGAACTTGACTAGATGCACGCCACAGAGAGCCTTCCCCGCCATAATCCCAGCCTCCCCAGCTACCTAATTGTCCAGTTGTAGGATCGAACGCAGACGGATTGTATTGAAGCGCATTGTCTTTAATAAATTGCTGATTAAATGGCGTGCCGTTATTAGTAACAAATGACATGCCGCCTGTCTGCGGTTGGTTACCAGTCAAACTAGCTTTAATTTGATCTAGGGTTTGATAACCGTTTGCTGAACTGTTCGGATTGGAAAGCCCAAGTAAATAACTCAATCTATTTACTCCAGCAGTCCCCGCCGTTCTCCATGGCGCAAGATCGCTTCTATTCGTATCATACTGGCGACGCTGTTCATCAATGGCCGCTTGTGAGGCTTGAGCTTGCATACCAGCAGCATTAGAAGCAGAATCACCAGACATTAATCCGCCGACTACGGCGGCTCCTATCGCGCCCCAAGCCATTATGCAAACTCCAATTGATGGTCTTCGGTAATCTGGACTTGATTCATCCCATGCATGTTGTGAATACAATAAGCAACCGTGTTATCTTCCAAAGCGATCATTCGATGCTTTTTATCTTTTTCTATAAAAATTGCAGTTGGCGCTTTGTATGTACCCTTTAAAATATCTTCTACCCACACTTCCATGCTTCCATGCGCTAACATTGTGTAGTGATCGTATAAATGAGCATGCTGTGGAACAATCCAACCTTTTTTCAAAGCCATTTGTTTGATAGAAAGTCCATCAGCCTCGAAAATCCAATCCTTTGGTAAATCTTCTTTCTTGATAGGAATAATCTTCATGATCCTTGTTGAAATACGATGACCTGAAAGGTTGTAGAAGCCGGGTTTATAGAACCCGATGTAAAATTCTTTGCGTAAATAGTGACTGTGTTGACTGCTGTTACAACGCCGGTATAAATGATCCCCGCTGTATTCGCTGAGGGTGTTACGATCACAGAGTCATTCACCGCAACTCCGGTAATCGTTACCGTTGTTGAAGCTTCTGAGTCACTGTTTATCGAACCGAAATCAAAAGTTACCGAACCGTAATAAGAAAGCTTCCATCCGAACAAAGCCCTTAGAATCTGGTTAAACCAGTTCACCCAAGGACGAAGCCAATGAATAGTTCTCTCTTGATCTTGTTCGTCTATAGGCTCTGTTTTTAATGTTTCCCCAATTGGCGGGTTATCTATTGGCATTACTGAACCTTCTTACCGACTAGATTTGCGCCTGTGATAACGACCTTTACCGGATCGGTAATTCGTAATTTAAAAACCGTATCGTTACCGATTCCCAATCTTCTCCATACCGCGCGGGTTTTGTACTTTCCGATTCGTCCGATACTTGTCCAGAGTTCATTCCCCCACGTATGGCCATTGTCTCTTGACATTTGAAGCATGACTTGCGGGTTTGAGCCTTGGCCTGTTGAGAGACCTACTCCAGTTTCGAAATCAACCTGTAATTCTGTAATTCTGAAATTCTTGTATTCAGAAAAAATATGTTTAGAGATTATTTCTCGAGCGATTGAACTTCCGTTGTCTGTATACACAGAGGCATCTAAGTTATAGACGTCCCCCGTTGAATAGTCCGTAATCCTGGGTTTATTCAAAAAGTCGAAGTGAAGCTCGCCTCGATGTCTATTCCCGCTGGACTGAATCTCTGTCCACGCCTTCGTACTTGCGTCAAACAACCAGGACTTCATCGCTGAGGGGAAGTTAACCTGTAACATCGGATGACCGCCTAACATGTAGCCATAGGCAGTCGCGTCTGCTACAGTGCTGTAAGCATTTATAATACTGTCGAGTTCCTGAGTACTAATCGCTCTTGGGATGTAACCTTGAAACTTCATAATCTGCACTTGGCCGGTTTTATTTTTCATCACACCAGCGACAGAGCCATCGAATTTACAGGCCGACCATTTCGCTGCTAAACCATACTCCTGATTAGCCCCTTTATTCGGAGCAAATGGGAAGTTCGCGGCTCCTGTCACACCCCAAAACTCAGTAGTCTCTTTACCGAAAACCATAATCTCGCCATGGTCTGCAAAGACTCTAACTACCCCATCAGGCGCGCTTTCAGCAGAAGCAAAATCGAGAGAATCCCAGGTTGTTCCGTCATCAGAGATGGCAATCTGTGACCCGCTCTCGACTACAAATTCTCCAGATAGCCAAGTACAGGTTGTGCATCCATCAAAATCTGTATCTGCGACAACTGCGAGTGTCGTGGTGCTCGGCGTATAAGTGTATTTTCGCGTGCCATCGACAATCAGAATTAACGTGCCGTTGTAAGACATATCAACACGGCCAGAACCTGTGTTGATTGTCCCGCGTGAAGTCGTAATACCTGAATTATTGACTTCGTAAAATGTGCCTCTATGAACTAAATACATCAGTTCATTAATTACAATCCCACCTCGTATTGGTGTGTTACCTAAACTCGAGAAGAACGAAGAAAGTCCCGGGGTTCCGTAAACCGCAACTTGCGTTTTATCGAGTTCTTGCTGTACTTCGTAATAGAGATTTAACCGTCCTTGAGACGTGACTGTGCTGGACTTCCCCTGAAGTCCGACACCAAATAAAGGGATGATCATCTATCGGAGTAAATGTTATAACGTCTGCGAGAGCCAATATCAGGCGACATAATCATATCCGGCGCATTCACAATTCCTAATGTCCGTCTTGCGTCTGCGGCCATGAGTTTTACATCGTTAGGAATTTCGAAATTAAACTCAATCCCATACCTCTCGGCAAAAGACGTTTCAATCATTTCCTGATAACCAGGTGGTAGTGAAAGCGTCGTGGTTAACGAAGAAAATTGCTGTAATTGCTTCCAACTCTTTAAGTGAAACGTGTAAGCTTGGTCAGGTTTTGAATCGAAATAAATTGTTCCGGTTGGCATCGAAGGATAGTAAAAAACTCTCTTCGGCATTGTCGTAACTGTCTTATCTGGAATCGCCGCATAGCGTTGCTCGTCGATAAGGTCTAGACCGTAACTAATATTATTTATTTCGAGGTAACAGGAATCTTCTAATTTATCAGGTCGGGTCGTACTAAAAGCCCCGCCAGACCCTACTGTATAACTCGCAGTTCCCGCCGTTAAAGTAAAGCTCTCATCTAAAATCTGATAAACCAAATACTTTTTAACAGAGAAGAAATCCAGCATTGAATTGAGAACGTACAACCCGTCAACGCTCTCATCAGCATCTGGAACCTCGCCTTTTTGTAAGGCTCCAACTAGACGCATACCCCTGCTGATGATTGAAATAGCTGTTGCCATTACGCAGCCTCTAGCGCTAATCTCGCTAAAAGTTTTTCAGCATTAGCCTTTGCTTCAATGTATGCCTCATCAGGCGGTCCGGGTTCGCCTTGATTCCGTTCTATTTGCTCAAGTCTCTCATCATTTAAAGCAATTAAAGTCTTCGTCATTTCTTCTGCAAACATCGCAGCAAATTTATTAGGCTCAATCCCTAATTTTGTTGCGATGGATAATGCTTCTTTAACGCGCCCAGGACGGGTTTTTGTGTAGACTTTCTGCCATAACTTCAAGTCCCGCATACGCTGAGTTGCGAAAGGTTTGTCAACGATAAAAGCATCAACCCTTAAAACCTCTTTCGCTGTCGCCATTACCCATAGTTCTACGAGACATAAATCGTCATACCAGAACGGGTAATTATTTGTGAATATCTGACCAGCAGCGGCGCGCCATTTCTCAGTAACTATTGGATACAAAGCATCCATGTCCAAAGCGTTTTTCCAGAAGAAAACACCATACGGCGTTTCTTCTACCGCTTTAGCGATGATGTCATCCCAACAATAAGTGAGACAAAGAATGTCATCGTTAATCACACAATAAACATCAGCAGGCACTAATAAAGCCGCATCGTTAATCGCTGAACCCAT